GCAGAGAAGTTAAATGGACGCACTGCTATGCTTGGATTTGTTGCTGCTCTTATTTCTTATGCTACTAGCGGCAGTGTATTTTTCTTTGGAATTTTCGGATTCTGATGACTGAAATTATTTTTACCGTGACAACAGTTGCTTTCTTCTGTCTTCTCGGTTATACTGTTGAACAACTATCTGAAACTTACTGATGGAAAACTCCCTTCTTGAAATTCTCACTTATTATGTTATTGGGGGAGCCTTACTCATCGGTGCTCCAGGAATCTTCTTCCTGATTGTATTCATGCCAGCCCTTCAAAATACCAAGGGCCGTATGGTAGGATATAAAGATCATAAACAATATGGAGATTCTTCCATTTATGAGAACACTCCTGGAGATCAAACTAAATTTTATCTCGAACTTCCGGGGTAATATATACGGTAGTTGCTAGATTATTTTCGTATGTCAAATCCTAAAGGTCTTTATGAAGACATGGAAAAACTAAATGCCCTATACGAAGAACTTTGTTGGGGTCATGATGACGAACTAGTATTTACCCATGATGGTAAAGAAGTAATTATTTACAACAAAACTTTGGAGAAAAACAATGAACGAAAACGCAGAACGTATTAATGGTTGGGCCGCTATGCTTGGCGTAATCGCAGCAATGGGCTCATATGCAGTAACAGGACAATTGATTCCAGGTATCTGGTGATGTTAGTCCTCGCACTCTCATTACTAGGTGGATTTATTCTGATGTCCGTATTGAGTGATGTAGATGTTGATGATGATGACGATTTTGGGGGTGGTATGATGATCCCCGCAACTGTTCCCAATCCTTGACAGATAAAACTGAATAGTTTACAATAGGGGCCGTTCAGTGCTCCTTTTTAATGACTAGGTTACTTGGTGGAATTGTATTACTTTTCTTAGGCCGCCTTTCTTATCCTCTAATTAGTGACGCCACCCTTATTCAATTTGGCAAATCTCTTTATGAGGGTGGCAAAAACTTTGTAGAAGAAGTGAAGGAGAGCAATAACTCTACACCTACAATTTTAAGTGAGAAAGTATCGATAACTCCAGTTAAATCAATCTGGAAATGTCCTGAGTGTACCTCGGAAGAAAAGTATGTACTCGAACAACTCCAACAAAAAACAAATATCAAAGACCGCAACTCTCTTGCAACGATTATGGGTAACATCCAACAAGAGAGTAAGTTCATTTCCAACATATGCGAGGGAGGGGCTAGAGTTCCTTATGATAGTTGCCATCGCGGTGGCTATGGAATCATCCAGTGGACTACTGAGAACCGTTATCGTGGGTTAGGTAACTTTGCTGATAGATATAATTGCGACCCTAGTGCCCTTGACTGTCAGACTAGATATATGATTAGTGAGTATACGTTTGTTAAAACACTTCCTTCTTTTGAAAAGAGTGGTTACTCAGTTTCTTACTATATGAAACCAGCATATCGATGGCTTGGTTGGGGTATTAAGGGAAAGAGGGAAATATATTCTCATCAATACACGAATAAACTTGTACTCTCATGAAATTGTTAAATAAACTCAAAGATAAAGTAAAATCTATGCTTCCTAAAAAAGATACCTTATCAGTTGCTGGTATCAATATTCCAATCATTCCCTTCAATTTAAATAGGCCAAAACATAAAACCATACCAGCACCACAAGTATTGAAAGATGATGAATGGTTTGGTCCAGCAGTTATCTCTGATTCTAATAAAGATTATATGGAAAGAGAAGCAGAAGCATTCAAAGCAGATGCACTTAACTACTTTAATTTAAGTAAAGAATCAGAAGATATTCATCAAAAGATGTATGAGATAGCGACTAAGAGTACAACTACACTCAAACTTGATCCTCCTGGTGGATCTGAAAACTATCACGAAGGACCTGGAGGATGGAACTCTGGTCAAGGTATGCTAAATAGAGACTGATTAGTTGGTATTATGATGCAAAAAGTTATTAATGTTCTGGCAATAATCTCATTCGTAGGCACTGGTTCTATTGTTGGAACTGGTGCCTTTGTCTATTTTAATAGAGATTCGATTATTGAGAGTGTAAAGGAAAGGGTTACGAAGGCAGCAACAGCAGCAATTACTGATGCTCTTCCAGACCTTCTGGATGGAGCTATGCCAGAGATTCCAGATGCTACTGGTAATGTCATTCCTCCTACGACTGGTGGAGTTGTTTTCCCATGATTAGACATATTATTGCTGGTTTACTTTTTGGAATGGCTCATGGTATGACTGTTCCTGCCTTTGCTGATCCAATCAAAGATGATGAGTTCTTCACCCCTCATGCTCAAGGGTGTATGTTACTCCTAGAATGCACCGATCATGTTCAAGAACTTAAAACAGTTTCTGACCTCAACAAACATGAGGAACTGGCTGATATTGATTATAGTTTTGTTGCTGATGAGTTTGACTCTCTCGTCCGATCACTTAATAAGGTCGGAGCTAGAGTTTTTCTAGCGGATATGCGATACTTCCCAATTGGTCATCGTGGTGTATATCATACCGTAGGCAATAACTTCTTTCTGAATGTTGCTCATATGCATCGCCCCGGTACTATGATGTCAGTGATGCGTCATGAAGGATGGCACGCTGCACAAGACTGTATGGCAGGAACAATCGAGAACAACTTCATTGCTATCATTAAGAACGAAGAGGATGTTCCTGGACTGTACCAGTCAATTGCGAAGAGTGCTTATGCGACACAACCAGAGGCAATCCCCTGGGAGAAAGAAGCATACTGGGCAGGTCACACGGAAGGTATGACCGCAGCAGCACTTGAGTCCTGTGCTGCTGGGACTATGTGGACTGATTATGAACCTACACCAATGACCCGGGAATGGTTAGTTGAAAAAGGATTTATTTCTAAATAAAATTACCTTACCACCATTTCAATGGCTGAAGAAATCAAAAAAGAAACTAAAGGTCCACTTGGAAAATTAAAGGAGAAAGTAGAAGATTCTGAGGAACAACTTGCTATACTTTCTACTTTTGTTCGTCTTGGTATTCTTATTTGGAGTGGTGGAATACTTACTCTGGCGTATATTAAACTTCCTCCCGCTTTAGGAATCCCAGAACAAAAACTGGATCCTACCTTTATAGCCTCTGTTTTTACTGGCGTTTTGGCTACTTTCGGAGTTCAGACAGCAAAGAAAAATGGTGCTAATGGAGCATCGGGAGGAGGAATTAGTAAAGCAGATTTAGAGAGATTAATTGCAGCAGCTGCTCAGACTGCTCCTGCTCAAACAATTCGTGTAGAACAAGCACCAATTCAGTTCAGTACAAAGGATGGGGAACCGCCTGTAAAACCAACAACATAAGGTTAGGGTCTCAAAACAAATGAGAGTTACATATACCTAGAAATAGCATTCAAAATATAGATAGTGTAGTTGCATAAACTTAATGAAGTTTCTTTTCGCACTATTCGTCACACTGTTTCTTGCTACACCTGCTTGGGCTGTAGATGTAATGATGGGTGCTGGCGGAAATTTAGTATTTGAACCAGCAGAAGTCAGTATTTCTGCTGGAGAATCAATTCATTTTGTCAACAATATGTTACCTCCACATAATGTAATTGTTGAAGATCATCCTGAATTAGGTCATGAATCCCTGGCAATGTTACCGGGTGAAGACTTTGAAGTTGCATTTTCAGAACCTGGTGACTACACTTACTGGTGTGGACCACATAAAGGAGCTGGAATGATCGGCCATGTACATGTTGATTAAGACTATTGTAATTTTTGGAACAATAACATCTTTAGTTGTTTGGGGATTGAATAACGCCTATCCAATCATAGGAAACTTATGAACACTATTAACACTGTTGTTTTAAATTTCACTATAGCAATTATTGATTTTCTCTATCAAGGTAGAGACTTTCAAAGATTTTGGATTTTAGAAGAAATTGCTAGGGCACCATACTTTGCATTCTTAAGTGTCTTACATTTAAGAGAATCTTTAGGTTTGAGAGGCCCGCAGCATCTATACTTGATGAAAGAGCATTTTGCACAAACTCTAAATGAAACTGAACATTTGGAATACATGGAAAGTAGGGGTGGCAATTCCTATTGGATTGATCGATTCTTTGCCAGACATCTCGTACTTGCATACTATTGGATTAACGTGGTATATTATTGGCTGGCTCCTAAGTCTGCATACCATTTGTCTTATGAAATAGAAATTCATGCAGCAGAAACTTACGCAAAGTATCTTGCTTTGCATGGCCATGACGACAAAATCCTTGAAATTTTGAACGATGAATTACATCATTCAAAAGAATTACATGATGCTATGGAGATGATCAATGCCTAAGAAATGGGTCTGGCGTGGGGAGAAGATTGATGTTCCCAACCACATAACAAAAGAAGAAGTGCAGGAGATGATTGATCAAGCTGTTGATCGTGCTATTAATCAGCACAATCGTAATGCATCTATCATTAGTGCCATTCTTGGTATATGTTTCTTAGCGTTGTTTTCTGAAGGATTTTTCAGAGTGATAGGAATGATACCACCCTTTATGGGTATTGATGTTAATATGATGCAAGATATTATAGATAAAGCACGAGATGAAGTTATTAAAACTCTGTCATGAACCCCTATGTTCTTGATATAATAGGAATACTTTTAGCATTGATATTTGCGGTCACGATGTTCTATCATGGTCATATGATTCTTCATCAAAAGAATGGATACTCTCAAAAAGATGAGAGAAAAGATTCCGCAAGAATGCGGCATCGTATTGAACAAATGTTATTAAGAGACAAATAGCCCCCCCCCACTAAAATGACAAAGTTTATGCCAGACTTTTCGCAGCAAGATTACGCATTGATGATCGATGCCATCGATTATAGAAGGTCACACTACACAGTTGGTGATGCTTTCTATAATGAATTGAGTGATATCATTGAAGAACTTGAGCGAAGAAAGGTCGGAGCCGTTGGTAGGAGATTAAATGAAAACGTATAACCCATTGTCCTATGTCAAGAATACTAGACAAACGTATTCAAAACAATGCGAGACAGTGATAACTGAAGTTCAAGTTCAGTTTGACAATGAAAGTCCAGTATGGATTCCATATGAAACACTAATTGCAATTCAGAAAAAAAACTTGCTATGAAAAATAACCCAGACAATAAGGAAAAGAAAAAGAGGGCGGAAGAGATCAGTAAAATGATTCATCCTCACGATGACGAACCCGATCCTACTGCCCATATGGGGAACTATAACTTTCCTCAGATGCTCTTTGCTTTCTGTCTTGGTTTTGTTACTATGTTTGTCCTATCTGTAAAAGAGATAGAAAACTTTAAGGGATGTCCCCTACCAGAATATTTTCAAAAAGAGGTTAAAGGATGAAAGTTGGTATTATTGGTCTCGGAAGAATGGGCGAGGGAATGTCCCGTCGAATGCTTAAGGAAGGAATTGAAACTTATGGTTATCGGAGAAATTATGACAAAGCACGAGAAGCAGCAGACAACGGGTATATTACTGCAGCTGCAGATTCTTTGGAAAGCCTTGTTCAAGTAACTAAACAAGATGGAGAATCTGGAATTTATCAACTCGTTATTCCAGCAGAACTAGTAGAGGACACAATCAATGAACTATTACCATTACTTGGTCCTGGAGATATTATTATTGATCATGGCAATAGCAATTTTAAGGACTCAAGGAAAAGGGCGGAACGTCTGGCAGAGTTGGGTATCGAATATATTGACTGTGGCACTTCTGGTGGTGTTTATGGTTTGGACCGTGGATACTGTCTTATGGTTGGTGGTTCAAATACTGCAGTATCCCGATGCTCTCCGATCTTTAGGGCACTCGCACCAGGTATTGGATCTGCCTCTCGTACAGATCCCTACAGTTATGAAACAAGTGCCGAGCACGGTTGGCTTCATTGTGGACCACCAGGTGCAGGTCACTTTGTAAAGATGGTCCATAACGGAGTTGAATATGGAATCATGCAAGCATACGCAGAAGGATTTAATATCCTGCATGAAGCAAATTCTGGGAGTCAGTATGTCAAAGAGGGCGATGCTGAGGTGGCTCCGATGGAAAATCCGGAAGATTATCAGTATGATATTGACTGTGCTGAGGTTGCTGAGTTATGGCGTCGTGGTAGCGTGGTTGGCAGTTGGTTACTTGACCTTACCGCTGATGTATTACGCAGCGATAGAGAGCTTAGCAAGTTCGATGGAGGAGTATCAGACAGTGGTGAGGGTCGTTGGACTGTTCACGCTGCTGTGGATCTCGGTGTTCCAGCCCCTGTTATTACTACTGCTCTCTTCTCAAGATTTGAGTCCAGACGACTGGGACGATTTGCAAACAAAGTTTTAAATGGAATGCGGGCAATGTTCGGAGGACACGATGTTAGGTAATGCTCTTGCATGGATATCAATACCCTTTGTACTTTCCACGATATATTTCGGGATACGAAAAGGTGAAAATAACTACTATGAAACAGACAAATATAATGGAAACGGAACCGCTCACTAAAGGTATAGTAATCTTCGGTGCTACTGGAGATCTGTGCAAAAGAAAACTGATACCTGCACTCTATAAACTTTGGGAGAAAGATCTTCTCCCAAAGGGATTTACTATTACAGGTGCTTCCAGGAGAGATCCTGGTAGAGATGGTTGGTTGAAAAGTTTGGGAGAATACCCTGAAGAATTTACTAATCATCTTGATTATATCTCATGTGATTTAGATGACCCAGAAAGTCTGTATCATCTTCCAGAAACAGATGATACAACTTATTTCTTATCTGTCCCACCAGAGAGGTATGAAAATGCCATCACAAGCCTCAAAAGAACAGAACTACTCGACGACCCAGAAACATCCCGTGTGGTTATTGAAAAACCCTTTGGGTACGATCTTGAATCTGCTAATCATCTACAGTCAGTGGTGGGCAGACATTTACGCGAAAAACAAGTATATCGCATTGATCATTATCTTGGCAAAGATACTGTTAATAATATCCTTGCCACTCGTTTTGGTAATGTATTTCTCGAACCACTATGGAATCGAGAGTACATAGATGAGGTTCAGATCTTTGCTACCGAAACTATTGGATGTGAAGGACGAGCTCAATACTATGAGGGTGCTGGTGTTGTGAGAGACATGCTTCAGAACCATATGCTTCAGGTTCTTGCTCTTATTGCTATGGAGGCTCCATGTAGAATGGATGCCAAAGAGATTCGCAGAGAGAAAGTAAAAGTCCTCTCTGCTACAAGACTTGGTAAAAAATTGATTACTGGTCAGTATGAAGGATATCTTAATGAGCAAGGTGTGGGTTCAGATTCTATGACTCAAACTTTTGTTGCTGGAGATATTTACATTGATAATTGGAGATGGAAGGGTGTGCCATTTCACTTTATGACTGGTAAGAAGATGCCATATCAATGTGTGGAAGTTGTTGTCAAACTTAAGGCACCACCTCTTGGTCTCTTTGAGGGTGAAGCACCTGGTCGTATTGTGATGCGATTGCAACCACATGCTCACCTTGATATTCAGATTGATGTTAAGTCTCCTGGTCTGGGTGATAGTGTAGAATTAGCTACTCTCACTCACCGTTATCCGGATTGGCTTGGTGTTGATGGATATGAAAAACTTCTTTTTGATTCTATAAATGGTGACCAATCACACTTTGTTCACTCTGAAGAAGTGTTAGAATCCTGGAGGATTGTTGATGATCTTCTTTGTACTGGAGACTCTTGTCCTGTTAGGACCGCACCTTACATTTATCGAGAAGGTCTTTGGGGTCCAAGTCATAAGGTTGATGGTATCACAAAGTGGGACTATCCAGAGTGATACATCAAGCAGGTTATTTTGCACGTTTGGTCCTAAATAATCCATGGACTGTTGGTATTCTTGGTTGGTGTCTAGTATTCGTTCCGATTCTAGGCATGTGGGCTGTGCATAAGTATGGTTGGCAACATTGGGAACCGTTCAGTAAAAAGCACAAATGAAAGAAGACGAAAAGAGAGAGTTCTACAAAGGACTCAGGGAAAGGATTAAGCAACTCAGGATGCAGCATTTATTTGAAGAACCATGTCCATTGTATGAAGATGATGAAGATGAAGAACCGGAAACTTTTATCGGCGAAAACATATGAATTATACTTTACTTCTTTGTCTCTCGCCATTAGCAATAGTTTTCCTTCTGATGAAGTTTATTGTTTGGATTTCTGCAGTTAATTCGGAACAATCATATGTTCGAAAAGAACCATTTAGAAAGCGAGGACCATATGTGGTCGATGCATATGCAGACGTTGATGAAAAGGAGGAGGAATATGGAGATCGCACAGACTATCGATGAAGTATTGTTCAGATTTTATTCTGACAGGGGAATGGAAATTCCCGAATGGAAAACAAAAAAAGATCCTGATTGGTGGACCGAGTATTTAATTAGCCTAAAAATAGACCCACAGAACCCATGAATTTTAACTTAACAATGGAGGATTATACTATTATCCTCAATGCTCTTCATTACTATAAGAAGGTTGAAAAGAGAGGAAACTTTCAGCAGTACGATGAAAAACGTATAAATCAGTTGAGAGATAAATTATCCTATCAAACAATGTATGGTTCTATAGAATAAATAATCATTAGTTCGGTTTTCAACACATGAAGT